GTGCTTGCCCTTGAGTAGCGCCCAGTCGGTCTTGTTGATTGGGGCTTTGGCGCCGTTCATGGCGGTGGTGGCGATAACGCCAATGCCGATCAGTGCGTCGGCACACTTCTCACCCTCGACCAGAACGACCGTCCTGGCGGCGGCGACTGCCGGCAGGTTGTATAGCGGCCTGGGATCGGGTGCGCGCCACATCCGGGTGCGAACATCCCAAGGCCGAAACTCCTTGCCCGAGGCTGGGTCGTAGCGATAGACGCAGGCGATCAATTCGCCCTGGGCGTTGCAGTAGTCCCATTTGGCTGTAGGTGGCCCCAACTCATCGACATGAGGAGCGCGTGGATTGGGCACAGTCGAGCCGGCGCAAGTAGGCACAATGTTTGGCGCCACGCCAAGCCACTGGCTGATGTCTTGCATGACCTGCAAAAAATCAACCCTTGCGGACAGGCCTTTGGCCATGGCCCAAAGGTCAAGAATGTCGCCACCATCGTCACCGGCGAAGTCCTTCCACAGACCACGTTTGGCGCCCTTTAACTCAACCACCAGGCTCTTGCCCGGTGCGCCGTGAATGTCGCCAACGTAGAACTTATCACCCTTGATCTGGCCGGCCGGAAACAGGTGCATCAGCACCGATTCAAGTCGATCGAGCAATTTGGCGCGCAATTGCTCACGATCGAGCTCAGGTTTGGTTACAGCTGGCGCGTCGTTGAAGTCGAAGAACGGATGCACGGCCTTCTCAATTGGCGTGGCGCTGGGCTCGCTCATTGGGCATGCTCCGCGCCCATGCGGGCTTTAAACCAAGTGCCATCTGCGCGCACGCAGTAGTATTCGCGCCCAGGGCCGAAATACTTCTTATCAGGGGTGATCCACAGGTTTTCTTCTGCGTCGTATTCCCAGCTGCCAGCGCCAAACAGCTTATTGAGATATTTCTCTATTCCGTTCTTGGCGATGTCGGCACGCAGCAGACGGGTCGCGCGCTCACGCTGACGGCGCTGTTCCCGGTTCATGGCTGGCTCCTTGCAGGGCGCTGGCATGTGGTGATGGCGCGAGATCGCGCAGCGGCCGGCACTGCAATGTCAAACGCCTGAGCGACTGCAGCCAAGCCGCGCGATGATTTGCGCAACTTGTACAGCGCCTTCGACTCGATTTCGCGAACCCTCTCGCGGCTCACGTCCAGGCGAGACGCCACTTCTTCCAAAGTCGACTCGCATGTTCCGATCCCGAAGCGTTCGTGAATGACCCGAGCCTCCTTGGGCGTCATCGTGTCAAGGGACTCCAGAAGCAGGCGAGCCGCTTGGCTCTTTCCTGCCAACACCTGCGGATCAAAGTCAGCATCGTGTGGCGTAGAAGACAGGGCCTTGACCTGGTCATAGGACAGGTCCTTGTGGAAGGCATTGCTGGCAAGCGGGGTCAACTGCTCATCTGACCAGAGCTCGTTGGGTGAGGCGCCAAGGTAATCACATAGCGCCCAAGCACTGTCACGCAGCAAACCGTCTGGACCCAGCGGCGAGCGTGTGAGGTTCAAATAGGGCAATAGATCCCGGCCGTACTCTATGCCGACAACTGCGGCGAAACTCAAGCCCGGGCGGTACCCGGCGGCCTCGATGGCACGCAACAAACGTGCATTGCGGATGGTGACTTTTAGTCTGTAATCGCTCATACCGATCCCCCCTCGGCAGAGGATTTCATTTGCTGCCATGCACTGAGTTCCGAGAGCTTGAAGCGCAGCATGCGACCAATGCGGTAGTGCGGGATGCGCAGCTTCGCTCGTTGGCGAGCATTGGTCAGGTAGTACATCGGCAGATTCATGGTGAAAGCTGCTTCGCCGGCATCGACAAAGGGTTCCCTCACCACTGTGGGTTGGAGCGTTATGGGTTTCATGGATTGGTCCTCCAGCAACGATCTGCCCACTGGCAGAACTTGCATTCGAAATGGGTGGGATCGGTAAAGGAGCGCGGCAGGAGATCTCCGGCTTCGGTGGCAGTGATCACGCGCGCACCCCGGTCCGACATGCGCTGGGCCAAAGAGGCATCAAACGGGATCAACTCGGCGTAGATCTCCATGGTGTCGGCGTTGACCGCCGTGAAGAGCGCCGGATGCTCGTGCAACTCCAGATAGCTTTGGTACAGCCCGATCTGCGCGGCATAGATCGGTTTGGAGACGGCGAGCTTGTGCTTTTCCAGATCACGCCATGATTTGGCATTGACGCATTTATTCTCCCAAAGGGATGGATAAGCAAAACCATCGGGACCTGCGATCAGCACGCCGTCGACATGACCACGAAGGCGGCCGCCGGCAACAGAGAAGCCGAACTGGTGACCATTGGCGTCCTCGGTCTTGAGGGTGAAGCCGGCCATGCGCAACCAGCGGATCACCATGTCTTCCGTTCGATGACCGCGCTCGAAGATGCGCAGCAATCGCCCCGAGAAACCCTTGCCGTGATCGACGGGTGCCTTGGCATACTCGTATTGAAGCTGGCGCTCACATGCTGCGCCCAGACGTGATGCGCCGAGGTACTCACGCGCCGGTGTGGCATCACGCTCGGATTCAAGCGAGCGGTCCATGAGTTCCTGCAGCCGACCCGAGAGACTGGCCGATGAATTGAAATCGATCATGGCTTTGTCTCCCATGGCAAGTCGTCTTCCATATCGGCGAACGGGTTCTCTACCAATGGCACAAGGGCATCGCACAGCGGATCGCTGACCGGGGTCCGTCCAGGCATGCGCACGGCCGGGTACTTGGTGCGCTCGTGCTGGGCCGCCATTTCAGCGACATAGGCGGTGACGATGGCGTCAATCACGCTTAGTGCCTCCGCTTGCGAATAAGCCCCCAAGGGCTTGTCGAAACCGATGGCACTGGCCACATCGCCAAAGGGTTTTAGGCACATGCGCATCGCGGCGTCTTCGAGGGGCGTGACGTCAACCATGGCCGCCTCCGATGGAACGTCCCTCTCCAGCGCCTGCGACCAATTGCCGTAGCACTTGTGAAACGCGTCCTGGCAGCGCCGTGAGCAAAACACCCAGTCGATCGGATAGCGCTTGGGGTCGCCGATGGCGTGGCGGTTTTCTGAATGGCCGTAGCCGCGCGCCTGGCGGGAGCAGACCCAGCATTTCATGGTCATGCATGAGCCCCTCCACTCAGCACTTCGCCGGCCAGTTCAGTCGCTTTGAATCGCGAGACGTGGGATGCGCAAACGTAGTCGAGCGCCACATAGTCGCTAAAGTCGTCGGGTGTACCGACCCGCGCGCCGTTGGGCTGGCAGCAGATCGCGATCGGCAGGCCACCAATATCGGTGGCACTGGCACGATCCAGATGGCGGCAATTGCCGCAACGAAGATTGGCCATGGTCTTGGCCTGCCTACTGCGCCCAGGCGGGCTTGCCAGAAACGGGCGCTTGAGCGGAGCGCGCTGGCGTTGCAAAAGCGGGTGCTGCCTGTGACGGCGCACCGGAATTGCCGCCACCCGTCGCCCCCTTGGGCACGCCGCCCATCAATGCCGCGTAATCTTTGTGGTCCGGCTCGATGGCGAGCTTGACCACGTTGCGGTCCTCATCCTTGCTGTCCTTTTCCACATCGACCCGAGCAATGAACTCGATGCCATCCAGATCTGCGAAGCTGTTGATCCGGCGTGCCGCAGATGCCTGAGGTGAGTTGTCCAGTGGGTTGACATTGCGCGCGCTGTTAAGTGCCGCCCGGATGAAGCTGCGCCCCATCTGGCCCCAGGTGGGTCCCTTGGGCGAGCGCAGTCCAATGTTCGACCACATCTTGCGCTTGGCAAACGGGCCTGCTGTCACGACAAACTCGCAGGCCAGATAGACCGCGCCGGTATCAAACGACTGGGTGGCATAACCTTCTGTCCAGCCCTGACTGTGGTCATCATGGCCACCGGGCTTGATGCTCATGCGCAAGGGAACGATGGTGCCCTTGGGGATCAGATCGAAGGCGCCGTGCTGGGCCTCGGCGTCGTTGAAGTCGTTCCAGTTGCCGGATGCGTTAGCGTTGGGTTGTGAATATGCGTTCATGAGATTTCCTTCAAATTGATGGGGCTTGCTGTGCGGGCGTGTTCTGGCCCAGGCACTTGGCGATGAGTTTTCCGAGATCGGGTTCTTCGATGGCGTCCAGCCGTCCGCTGCGGTCCTTGCTTGGATAGCCAAATGCGTTGTCGGCGCCGGTCACGAAACCGCGGTAGGTGCTGCCGTCATCGGCCTTGAGAACGGCCAGCGTCACAACCTCGTCGAGCACACCGGGCAACTCCAGAGCGGTCTTGCTGCCCTCGAGCTGCAGCTGGAAGTAGCGCCGGTTGAAGTCATCTGTCTTCTCTTCCAGGATGGCGACATAGATGACGTGCTTGTCACGGACATGCTGCAGGTGAGTGAGCGCCGTGATCATTTCTTGACCCAAGAGGCCATAGGCGCCGCGGTTGTCAGGCTTGCCGGTCTTCTCGCTGAAGGCCTGCGGCTGGGTCTTGCACCACGCAAAGCACAGGCGCGAGAGCACGGTCAGGCTGTCAACGAAGTAGGTGTCGTACTTGGCCAGTTGCGCTGGATCGCCAAACTTGCTGCAAACATGATCGAAGTGGGCTTGCGAGAAGGCTTGGTCGGCGCTGGCCGTTGGCATCGGACCGGCGAGGAATACAACCAAATCGCGAAACTCCGGCCAGGTGCGCGGGCGCACCGTGTCACCCGGCCAGTCGCGCACTGAGAGGTCGCCTGCTTCCAGGTCCACGAACAAGGTGCTGTGTGCTGGCAACGTCTTGATCTGGGTTGTCTTGCCAACTCCTGGCGCTCCGACCAATGCCACTTTGGCACTATGACGTTCTTTG